AGCATATCCATAATCCGGAGTAAACCATTTAGCTTCCTTAATCAACCAGTCATTTTTTGCTGAATCATGTATGTTTGTTAATCCACCTAATAATGCACAAATAAAATCTTTTTTCAAGAAATCTGCTTGACCCGAATAATGCGGTGCAATAATTGGTTTTCCGGTTGTTGCAAATTCTAATAATGGTCTTCCAAATCCTTCTGCTTTAGTAAACGATACCATAGCTTTAATTTTAGGATGATTATACATAGCATTCATTTCTGCATCTGTTAATTCTCCATGGATTAAATACACATTAGGAAGTTTTGCGTCACCGAACATCTCCCGGATTTGTCCAATTTTATTTTCAATCTCCATACGATCTACAATGCTATAAGTTGCACCACTCGTTTTCATGATTAATGCGGGAGTGTTTTTTGTATTTTTATATGTATTGAAAAAACAATGAATCAATCCGCTTAAATTCTTTCTGTCTTCACCAATAACACCTTGCAACCAATGTCCTACCGCTAAAAATGCAAATGATTCTGAGATATCATTTAATTCAGCAATTTCCGTAGTTATGTTTGTGTTATTGTATACCGTTTCGTCAAAATATTCAGGAATTACTTCAATTCTCGTAGTGAGCGATTTATTTTTTTGTCGAGCCGTATCTTCAAATGCTTTTTTAGTGAATTCGCTTGGTACAATTACTAATTGCATTGCATTTAAATTGTCAATCCATTTTTCCGGACATATATCACCTTCAGTGCCTGCCGTTACTCCAATATTGTATTTACCTACTGCTTGAAGTTCATTTGGTACTGAAATTTGAATCCATATGTCTGGTTGATATTGTAAAGGCAACGGAATGATTCTTAATTGCCAATCCACAGGAATTGGATAAGTCATCGGAGTTCCGCCCCACGGCAATGATACTAATTTAACATCCCAGTCGGATCCTCGTTGTTCTATGATATTAGTTATGATTTCACGTGCATGATGACCATAACCCGATTGTGTCGCTACCGGCGACGCTATAACTACTTTTCTCATTATGCTACTATTCCTGTTTGTTCGTATTTTGGTTGTTCTACTTTTGTTACGGTGTATAATGCTCTAGATTGTTTATTGGTATTGAATAAATAATTAAACATTTCAATCATTTTATTACCCATCGATTCTGCAGTTAATCAGTTATTCAAACAAAATTCTCTACCTGCTAAACCATATTCGGTGCGTTGATCTTCAACAATGCTATACCAATACATGATTGCTTTAGATACATCTTCAAACCGCACTCTATCATCAAAAATATACGGAGTTTGTGGCGATCCTTGAAGCGATCTGTTGCTAGGAAATACTGGATATGCCCATTTACCATGTTTTGTGTATTTACCGTTATGATTAGTTGAAAATTCGCCATTGAAACGAATCCATTCGCCATTTTCATCCGTAAACCCGCATTGATCTTGCAATCCTCCAGTTACGTTGTTAATGATTGGAGTACCGGTTAGCATTGCTTCGGTTGAACTAAGTCCCCAACCTTCGTTGCTACCAATATTTACTACAACATCAGCAACGTTGTACATTGCATTTAAATCTTGTGCATTTAATTTTTGTTCCGAAAACAATATTTTACAATTAGGTGCCAATGTTTTTGCTACCGCACGTAAATCCGTTCCATTTTCGTCAATTGCTTGGGTATGCATTAGTAATGCTACGCTACTTTGTTTTTCTGCAGGAAGTTGATCTACAAAATGCTTGAATGCAATAATTAAATCTCCTGGTTGTTTTCTTCTGATGTTTCTGTTATTCCAAAATACTACAAAATCAACTCCATTCGCAGTTTTAATTTTATCATGCATTGTTTGATATACAGAATCGTCTTTTGGTATAGGTTTAAACGTGTTATGATTTAATCCGTGCGGTACGAATCCGGTAACTACCTGATTCCATTTTAAATTTTTTGAAACTACTCCGTTATCGTAATCTACAACGCCAAATCCGTTCTGTTTAAGTACTTCTCTGTGGATATTATCGGATTGCTTACTAATGCCCATGATCATATCACAACTACCGTAAAAAGGAGCGTTCCACATTGGATATGGTAAATCATCCCAAATTGAATAATACGTAATTGGAACTCGGAACGTAGTTTTTATTTCATGTTCTAATTGATATAACCAAACCCAATATCTTGGATCTGTAAAATGAAGAATCGCATCTGGTTGTTCTTGATTCAATATTGCGAATAAAATGTTTCTATCGCCATATCCGTTCCACGGAATCAATTTTACCGAAACATCATGAACTCCCGTTTCTTTTGATACTTCTTGAGATAAATCAAATGCTTTTCCCGCATCGGGATGATTAATTGCTGCACCCAATTGCACCCAGTCAAATTCTTTAACCGTATTGTAGATAATTTCTTTGCTAATTGTACCAATACCCGACGGGAGGCGAAAATCATCAGATAACAATAAAATTTTCTTTTTCTTAGGCTTGTTTGGATCGATTTTTTGTAACTTTGGTAACTCCATTTATTATTCCTTATAACTTTATTATAAATATCAGCCTAGTATAACTACTGGCTTTTTTAACTTGTTAACATTGGTATATGCTGTTTTTAACACAGGATCTAATGCATCTTCATTTGTCATAATCATCATGTAATCACAATGTTGTGCAATTAGTTTCATGCGATGATGAAGTTGACTAAAATGATATGCTTTGCCGTAATATGATTCTGGCATTGCTGAATATAAATTATATCCAGAAAATGAAGGATTATATTCATGATAATCCATTCCGAATTCTAATGCATATTTGCGAACCATGCTATTAGCACCTTCATTGCCTCCAGCACCGATAATAATTAAATCTTCCGGAAATTTACGTTTTAACATTTGCAACGTTTCTTGTACTTTGCGTTTATTTTGCCAACCCGTATTTCCTATAACTGCTACTTTTGTCATTTGGTTTTCTCGTATGAAAATCTAACACCTTTTGGAACGTGATTATTATATGCAAGGCGCAATCCAGTTTCTAATAGTTTTCGATTTTCTTTGTGATTGGGATCGCTAATATCAGTTAATAAAACATATTCACATTGTTCCCACCCTACAAACGGACTACGTTTTTGTAGTTCAAACTTATATACGTATGTGTGTTTATGTTTAAATTCAATCATACTATATTATAATTATTTTTCCGTACGAATCCTATTTTCGCGAGGACAATTTACGTAATCAGTTTTAAATGGACAATACTTGCAATTTTTATCACCCTTTCCAGAAATGGCCATATATGGTTTATCTGCAAGTTTATTGCCTTCTGAATCGAAACAATGTTCTACAAAATCATCTATTTGGCGCTGAACTTTGCGTTGTGTAACGGTACCTGAACTAGGTTTGAATAATTGAATGCGTTTTTGTGGAAACATTGACTCTTCAACCATTTTTCGTTTAACGATGAAGAATTCAACTACAATATTTTCTTTTGGAATACCAAATTGTTCAGAAAATTTATTTTTATAAATTACCAATTGTGCTGCTTTTGTAGGATCTGCTTTTTGATATTTATTCCAACCAGATCTGCTCGTTTTAATATCAAATACATGTATCGTATTAGTAGGTACGTGACGTATAACCAAATCTATAAATCCGTAAAGATATACTGAAGGATTGTTTGTCGATGCCGGAGTACATAGTTCAACTTCGATACCTATTAATTCCCAATCCTTAGTTGAAAAATATTGTTTTCGACGTTTCTTAAACCATTCCAATATAGCAACACCATCTTCTAAATATTCTGCTAACTGTAATGGATTGGAAAAATGTCCTCCGGTTTCTTGTACGCATTTAGCATATTCTTCGCGAAGCTTGTTAGTTAATATGCCACGTAAATCTAATGCTTCAGCACGTTTAACTGAATCAGTATACATAACTTCAATAAAGTATTGAAACGTTTCATGAAATGCCGTGCCGAAGCAAGTATCAATTGATGCTTGAAATGGAGCCAATCCGTCGATATATGCTAATTTCCAAGATAACGGACAACGATCATACATTGACCATTGCGAATAAGATATTTTTCTAGGTACCGTATTAGCATCTCGTAATGATAGCTTGTATACAGGATTGATATAATTTCCAGATTTCATACATTAAATATATGAATTTATTTTTTAAGTTCCAAGTAATCAGGTTCAAATTTTACGTAATTATGAACTTGTTCTTGCAAGTAGATATCGATTAAATCTTTGGTTTTTTCTAAATCTTCCGAAAATGATCCTTTATGTCGACATCTAACAATTCTTTTAATGATATCAAATTCATAACTGTTTAATTTCCAATCTTCTGCAAATTTATACAAACTATCTTTGCCTTTATAATGAGATTGAGTATTCACACTCATTTACGTACTCCTTTAATCATTGTTTTTATTTCTTTTTCGGTATAACCATAAAGTGACAGAAGATGAGCACATTGATCTTGATTTAATAAATCGGCGTAATCGATTGCTTCAGATTTGCCAACTTTATAATGTTCTGCAATTTGTTCAACCAATTTATCTGAAAATTTGTCTTCTTTCTTGCCTTTAACATACTTTGCAAAGTTATTGTTTGTAGGTAATAAATCATGATAAAGGCGATATGTTTCTTTGGGACGTAATACTCCAATTGTATATTTCTGTAACTCATTAATTACGTCTATCAGATCCTGCCGCATTGACAAGTAACGATTAACCATATAAACCGAAAACTTTGATTGATCCGTTTCGGACCATTTCGACCATTCTCGTTTTTTGCTAGTTACTCCGTTGATTAAATCAAAAATAGTTGCACTCTTTTTTTCTTCTGCCATTTTATAGTTTATATTTGTGTTTCAATTTGGTTTCGAATAATTCTCCCATAGCAATTTCCAAAATAACTGCATTATCCGGAATTCCTGGTATCTTTCGTTCTAATACATCATCGATACTCTTGTTTCTAAGAGTTTTCATTTTTGTTTTTGCATTGCTACGATTTGATGTCTTAAATACTATAGTTATATTAGACTTATGATATGGTATGGACATTATTTCTTCATTTTAATCGGTTGAAACTCTTCCGGAATAGCACCACAATCGTCGCATCTAAATACTGGTACCGGTACCATTGTATCTTTATCGCCACCGGTTAAGAATTTTGATACTTTGTTGATTGCCATTACTTGACGAAAGTATAATCCGTCACATTCTTTGCATTGTATCGGTTGCATATCGTTTGGACCGATATTTACATTTAATTTACTCATATTTCTCCTAAAATATTGACAAACATTGCCATTATGTTAATTTCTTTATCAACTACACTAGCATCTTTGTATTGCGATTCTGCGATAATTAATATACAAGGAGCAATATGGCCATGTGCAAATTCATCTAGATTATCAAATAAAAAAGTATACATTGGAGTAAAATCTCTAACTTTGCTATCCGCGATAATTTGTCTAATTTTACCAAATGATGCTTTTTTGTCTTTTGGATTTTTTAAAACATCCAATATTTCAGTCATGTAATTTGCTTGAATTGCACTTGCTTTATCTAATTGCAATACTCCATTAACTACGGATGCTTGCGATGCATTAATAGCACGGCGAATGTCTGGATATGATGCATTGATAATTGCAGCAATATCTTTGATATCGTATTGAACTTGATTTTCTTCTAATACTTGCACTAATCGTTTTGCTACATCCGTTTTATTAGGAGGCGTAATTGCAAATGTCTGACAACGAGATTGAATTGGATCAATAATCTTTTCAACATAATTACATGTTAATATGAAACGCGTAGTTTTGCTATAAGTCTCCATAAGATTACGCAATGCTGCTTGTGCATTTGGAGTCAAATAATCTGCTTCATCTAAAATGATAATCTTCCAACGACGAAATCCAACTGTCGATGCATAACGTTTAATTTTATCTCGTACTGCATCAACTGAGTTTTCATCGGATGCGTTTATATACATGACATCGGCATCCACACTATTGGCGATAATTTTTGCCAACGTGGTCTTGCCAGTGCCGGCGGTACCATAAAACAACAAATGAGGTACGTCACCGTTATTAATAAAAATACGAACCTTTTCAATGATGTGTTCATTACCAATGTATCCTTCTAATGTATCTGGGCGAAACGATTCAACCCAAAGTGTGTTTTCTTGTGTATTAAACATAAATATTTATTTTCCTCCCGTTGAACCGAATCCTTTTTCTCCTCGCTTTGTTCCAGTTAATGCTCCCGTTGGCAACCATTCGATATGTTCTACTTTGCATAAAACCAATTGTGCGATGCGATCTCCTTTTGCAAATTCAACTGTCCTAGGACCATGATTAATTAAAATTACTCCAATTTCTCCACGATAATCTGCATCGATAGTTCCTGGCGTATTTAATACCGTAATGCCATGCTTAAGTGCTAAACCACTTCTAGGTCTTACTTGTATTTCATAACCTTTTGGTATTTCTACAAACAATCCGGTTGG